CAGGGCCCGGTCTTCAAGGCGGTTCTCAGAACCTTCAACGGCTTGCGGCTTCCCTACACCGAACTCGCGGTGCCCAATCCGTTTGTGACGATGCTCTCGGGGCATCGCGCATCGCTCTACAACCGCGCCAATTATGTCCACAACTACTCGTTTGAGGCGACGGTCTATCTGTCGCCCGAGGACATCGCGCCATCGATCGAGGTTCCGGACCTCACTGCGCTTTGGGACGGCGAAATTCCCGACAGCATCGCGCCGCAGGGCACGGTTCCGATTTCAAAAATCGTTTTCGATCCGGGCATTTTTCAGCAAGGCCGGCCGCAGCCGCTGCAGGGTTCGGTCGATCTCGATTATCAGCCGTAAGAGGGGGCAATGGCTACAATCACACTCACCAATACGTCGAGCGTCGCGCTCAACGGCAAAAGGCCAGGAGAGACATTCACGATCGAGGTCGATGCGGATGGAATTCCGGTCGACTTCTTCTGGCGTCGCCGCTTCGAGGAGGAGGCGCACAAGAAGGGCTTTCTCGCGATTGCGGGTGAAGCCTCGTCCTCAACGTCCACCCCGCCCGTTGCGTCCCCAGAAGCTCCGAAAATGAAGGCTCGCTAAGCCATGGCCCAATCCTCCGCAGTCGCCTATCCGCGCGTCACGTTCAACATCGTGAACTCGGACCAAAAGGTCGGTCTCGAAACCAATCGAGCCCTGCTTGTCCTGCAAAAGACGGCGGCCGGTTCCGCGCCCGTCGGCTTGAATACCGACATTCCACGCACGTCGGCGGAACTTGATGCCTTGTTCGGCCCGACGTCGATGGGTGCTTTCATTGCGAAGGCGTGGCGGCGCGTCAATCCATGGACGATCATGGACGCCATCGTGTTCGCCGACGCCGGATCGTCGACCGCAGCCGCCGCGAGCATCACGTTCGCAGGCACCGCGACCGCGGCCGGCTCCTATCTCGTCTCGGTCGCGTCGAAGAGCCAGCATACGTTCAAGGTCGACGTCGCCGTGGGTGATACCGCGGTCGTCGTCGCCGGCAAACTTGCAGCCCAGGTCGCGCTCGGCGGCTCGATGCCGTTTACCACGGCTCAAGGCATCAATCCCAACGACAACAAGGTGACGTTTACGGCGGGCAGCAAAGGCACGCACGCGAACGGATGGCCGATCATCATCGAGGGGGCCGTTGCCGGCCTGACAGCGACGCTGACGGCATGGACGGGAGGTGCAACCGATCCGAGCCTGACCGGCATCTTCGATCCGATCGCCAACATGCGCCATCAGCACATTGTCTGGCCGTCGACCTGGGTGCGCACGGGGCTGAAGACGTTTCTCGACGCAAGCAAGAACGTCGACAACGATATCCAGGAAGGGCGCGCCTTCATCTGGTCGAGTTCCGACTTTGCGACGGTGTTGACGGAAGCGCAGGCGATGAACTCGTCTGAAATCGTCCTGATGACGAACAAGTCGAACAACGTCGCGACGCGCTGGATCGGCCCGCATCTTCCAGAGGCGCCCGATCTTCTCGCGGCGAACTTCTGCGCCGCTCGGGCGCGGCGCTACGAACCGCAGATCTCGATCTCCGACATCGTCGCGACGAATGAATCGAAGGATCAGTTCGGCGGCATGGACAAGTGCTCGCTCCCCTACTTCAACACCCCGTTGCTCGGCGTCGACTTGCCGCTCAACGGTACGGGCTATTCGGCGGCCGAGCAGCGCGAACTCGAGAACGCCGGCGTGACCGTGGCGGGTGCGAACCGCTCGTTTACAGGCGTCGTGATGGGCGCGGTTGTCACGACGTGGCTCGACGACGTTGCGGGCAATCCCGACGATACGTGGAAGTATCTGGAATGGCGCGATACGCACGGCGCCATCCGCGAGTATCTGGTTTTGAACTGCCGCAAGCGCTTCGCCCAATACCGTCTGACGGGGGGCGAAGCCGTCGCCAACTACGCGATGGCGACGAAGCAGATGATCTCCGGCTTCATCCTCGGGCTTTGCGTCGATCTCATGGATCAGGCGCTCGTCCAGAAGGGGCAGCAGTCGCGGCAGTTCATCCAAGACAACATGGTCGTCGACCTCGATCTGAACGCGCGCGAAGCGGCGATCACGCTCGTCGTGCCGATGGTCTCGCAGCTCGAAACGATGCTCGGCACTGTGAAGTACACGTTCTCGCTCACCTAATCCGGCGCAAGGAGCACTTTAGGAAATGGCACAATCAGCAACTTATGCAACCAAGACGCTCTCGACGCCGAAGGTTGTGATCGATGACGTCGTCGTCCCGATCGTTCCGAACTCGGTCACGATCACGGTTCCGGGCGATGCCAAGGTCCGGTTCATGTCCTCGGGCGGCGGCTCCGGCCAGATCGTGGCCGGCATCAACGCGGAAACCCTGATCGGCAAGGTGAAGATGGAAATTCCATCGACACAGCAGAATGCCGATCTCGTTCGCAAGTGGAAAGCGAACATGATCAACGGCGTCTTTTCGACGATCAACATCGTCGAGTTGGACGGGCAGTTTCCCTACCAGCAGATGCAGTTGACCAAGGACACCGACATTCACATGAAGGGCGACGGCAACATCCCGCTCGAGTGGGAAGGCATGTACGTCGGCTAAAATTTAGCCGAGCGACGAACAAGCACGAATGAACGGCGGTCCTGGGGGCCGCCGTTTTTATTTTCAATCAGGCAGGAAAATAGAGGGGTAAGCCATGACACGCGCAATCAGCAAGACCGTCGAGTTCGATTTTCATTTCAAATATTCCCGCAGCGGCACCTTCGAGCAGGCCAACCAGATCACCGTCTGCGAGCCGAACTACGAGAAGCGCGACGTCTATCGCACGATGCGCGGCTATCTCGGCGAAGCGGAGAAGGGCCTGATGAAGCTCTTCAAGGACGTGACGATCCCAACGCCGGACGAGAACGCCGAAACGCCGGCGGCCAGCGCGGCGGACAACGAGCCCGATCTTCTGGAACAGATGCGCCTGACGCTCGGCGTCGAAGGCTATTCGAAGTTCTGCGATTACGTGCAGCGCCAGCTCACCGGGCATTTGTCGCTCTGCTACATCGGCAATACCGATACGCCGCTCGTCGAGCGCATCGTCGTCAATGACGCGGTGTGGGGCGATATCGTTGAAAAAGGCGGCATGGAGCAGCTTGAGCGCGTGCTGACGGCGTTCGGAAGTTTTTTTATCGGATCGCGCTCGACGACGAAAAGAGCCCAGACGGAGACGCTTGGTACGACCTCGTCATTACCACCTGCGCAATCTCCGCCGGCTCGCTCCAGGAACCGGCAGCCGTCCTGATGCCGCTGTCGCGGCTCGTCGAAGCTTCAAAACGGTACGCCGATTTTCAGTCCCGGATGGCAAGCGCCATCCGGGGCAACTCGTAACGCAATCACCTCGAGCGAGGATCATCCATGGCCGGATTTACGGTTGAGTACATTATCGCGTTGCGTGACGCGTTTTCCGCTGCTGCGGAGCGTGTTGCGAAAGCGGCAGCCGATGCCAAGACGTCGATCGGCAACATGGGAAAGGCGGCGACCGAGATCGACGGTCAGATGGCGAAAGCGGCGGCGGGGATGAACCGCGTCGCCGCCGGCGCCGAGAAGGCGGCGCAGGGCGTTGGTGCGTTCACGAAGGCCAACTCCCGCGCCGCGCAGGAATCGGCGCGGTTCACCGAACTGCAGATCAAGTCGATGAACCGCATCGAGAAGATGGAGCAGGGGATGTACGAGCGCCACGTGGCGCGGCAAAACCTGATCAAGTCCGGCGCAATCCCGGGCCCGAAAGAGAAGGGCTCCGGCGTCGGATTCATGGGCGGATTGTTTGCGCTCTCAATGCTGCACAACGACGTCACGAAGACGTGGGCAGATTTTGACGATGAGTTCCGCAAGATCCGCGGCACCATGGCGGGGCAGATCGATGACGTGCAACTGGCGGCGCTGAGAAAGAGCGCAATGGACACTGCGCGTGGAACGATTTTCGGACCGTCCGAGATTGCCAAAGTGATGATGGCCGAAGCCGAGCGCGGGGTTCCGATTGGTGCTCGCACCAAGTCAGGCGAGCTTTTGGGGTCGGTCGTTGCAAGACAGATGCTCGGTATCGCGACGGCGACCGGCGAGGATCCGGCCGAGACGTTCAAGACACATTTGATGATCGCGCAAGGCTTCGGCATGAAGCCGGAAGAATTTGCCGAGAAGTTCCCGCACATCTCGGACACGATCGCCCGCATCCACCAGAAGACGGGCATCACCATGGGCCAGATCACGTCGCAAATGGGTCAGATTTCGGCCGTCGCCCACGCGGCCGGATGGACCGAGGAACAGACGGTCGGCGCCGTCGGCTTTCTCGCCAAGCGGGGTATGGGCCAGTTCGCTGGATCGGGCCTCTCGCGCATGATCACGAAGACCCTCAACTGGACCAAGGAAGGTGCCACGTTCTGGAAGGCTCTGGGCCTTCATAAATCCGACCTGACCGATAAGGATGGCAAGGTGCTCGGGCCGGAAGAGTTTGCCGACGTCGTAGGTAAGGCGGCGGCAAAACTTAGTCCAGCGCAACGGGCCGCCGCATTCAACAAGATGTTTGGGGACCGCGGACAGAAAGTCGCGCAAGCCATCGCGGCTGCGTTCGACGGCACGAACAAAAACGAACTGCGTGCCATGATCGAAGATTTGAAAAACGTCGATGGTCTAGCGGAGATGATGGGCCTCGAAGGTTCCAAAGGCGGAGCAGCTGGTCTGAAAAGGTTCGCGACGGCATGGGAACGGTTGAAGGTCTCTGTCGGTGAGTCCGGGTTTGGCGAGCACGTCGGGCAGCTGGCATCGAAGTTTGGTGAACTCATGGATGCGATTACCGGCAAAACGGTGGTGCACGGTTCACGCGGCCATGGCACGACGAGTACCGACGCGCATCCATGGCTCCTCGAAGCCGCTGGCTGGACGGCGGCTGCTCTAAATATGTTGTCGGTTGCAGCGATGCCTTTGCTTGCATTGAGTGCGCTTGGACCCATGATCGCGGGTTTGGCCCGCATTACCGGCATTTCGGCGGCATTGAGAGGTATTGGCGGAGCGGCGGCCGGCATTTGGGCTTCAGTCGGAGCTTTGCGGGCCCTCAGCCTCATCAGCGGAACCGGAGCGCTGATCTTTCTCGGTTATGAGATCTACCAGCATTGGGATCAGGTGAAGAAAGTTCTGTCCGAAGTCTGGGCGCTGATGAAAAACATCGCGGCTGGAAACAAGACCGGCGCGCGCGCAAACGCCGAGGCCATCACGCAAGCGGCGGGCTTCGGCGACCGCCATTCGGCGCAGCTCGATAACATGCGTTTCAACGCGCGCCGGAGGCATCATGGCATCGATGTCATCGGGATCGAAGGGCGTTCGTATCTGGCGACGCAGGAGCGGATGCGGCACGCCCAGGATCTGATCGCGGAAGCCGAAGCATTGAAAGCAAAGTATCATCCGAAACCGTCGCCGACGTTCCACGGCTTCGGCCCGCGTGGCGGCGGTGCGTCTGCGGCCGATGCGGCAGCAGCGGGCAGAAATGCGGCCGCCCAAAGGATTCAGGCCGACGTGCAGGTCCGCTCGACGATCGATCCGATCGAATTGAAAGTGCCCGCGTCGGTGACCTTGAAGGGCACGCTCAGTGGCCTCAATGGCCTCACAGCCAACGTCAACGGTGAGATGCCGCTTGCGGCATCGGCACCTCGTGGTCAAAGCATGGCTGAACCGGCGGCGCCACGCGTTTCGAAGTGATCAGCGGCCGGTGGGTACGAAGATGGTGAGGAGCGGAATGGCGATAATGGCCGCAAGCACCAAGCACCCCATCATCATCGACCATCGGCGGACGACGCCATCGACATAGCCTTCGCGCGGCTTGACGTGCGGAGCGTCGCGCATCGACATCATGCGCGGCCGCTTCGGCGGAGCTTGAAATGATATGGCCAAAATGGCGAGATAGGCCAATCCGCCGATGCCCGCCAGCCCCAAGAGCAATGTTCCGACACCAATTTCCATCGTCGTCTCCCGCGTCAGTCGTAGCGTTGATCTTGGGGCTCGCACCACACGCGTAAAGACAATTTACTGCGACACTCCGCCGCATGGCGAACAATAAAAAAACATTGCAGCCCCCTTGCGACAAATCGGGGTCACTGGCATCGTAATTTCTATCGTCGCTCTTCGCGCCCGGCAGCATACCGCTTCCGGGCGTTTTGCTTTTTGAGGCTCTCCGATGGTGATGCTCCGCGATCTGCGCCCGGCATCATTCCGGGGTGCGCGCTTTCTCTGTCCGCACGATACCGCGGAAGAGGGCCGCAATACGATCGACCACCGCTATCCGGATTCCTCGCTCCGGTACGCCGAGGATAACGGTTATATCCCGCCCGAATTCAAAATGACGTGCGTGCTGCACGGGAATTCGGTGCTGTCCGATTTCAGCGCGCTGCGCTCGGCCCTCAATCGACCGGGTCCGGGCACTCTGCATCATCCGTGGTATGGCACGCAGTTTTGCGCGGTCAAAGGGCCTTGGAGGGTCAAGCGCGAAGATCGCGAAACCGGCGTTCTCGAACTCGAAGTCTGCTTTCTCGTCACCGGTCCTGCCGTGTTTCCCGGCAGGACGTCGGCCATTGCCGCATTGGTCACGGGGCTCTCGGCTCAGTTCGTCGGCGAGCTCTTCACGCTGTTTCAGAACGCCTACGGCACGCCGGCAATGTCGGCCGTGACCGAGACCTTCATGGCCAAGCAAGTGACGGCCGTGGCCGAGACGTTCGTGACTGCATTCGGATCTGTGGAAGCGGTGCAGACGGCGGCCGGACATCTGATCTCCGCGCCCGAGCGCTATGCGACCAGCGCTCCGATGCTTTCCAACGAACTGACGGCACTTTTCCGCGGCCCGTTCGAAGATATCTCGGCCACCTATACAGGCCAGGATATCGTCAATGGCATGGCGCAGGCTGCGAGCCAGGCAACGCAGATGCACGCCGTGGCCGCCGCCATTCCGACGACGGGTCTTACGGCGACGCTTGATTATCAAGTGCGGTCTCGGTCGCTCTATACCTACGCCACGTTCATACAACTCGCGTGCTTGTCGTCGATGGCTGAAGCGATGGCCGGCACGACGTACACGACGGTCGATGGCGTTGCGAGCGCGGAGCGTCAACTGCTGGCGCTCTACGAAGCGATCCCGACCGAAACACTACCGTCCGACACGGCGGCGGCCATCGCGAAGATCGTGGCGGCCGCGATGGACGTGCTTCGGCAGGAAGAGCTGCAGCTTCCCAATATCGGTTGGCTCGACGTTCCACAATTTCCGGCCTCCGTGCTGGCCTACATGCTTTACGACGCAGACGATCGCACCGACACGCTCGTCGATCTCAATGCCGGCATAAACCCGGCCTTGTTCGACGGCGCCGTCAACATCCTGATCGGCGTGGACTGACCGCCGACCGGCAAGAACTTCCCCAAAAAGGTGCCATCATGGCCATCGTCGTTGTGACGGCCAACGGCTCGCCGTTCACCGGCTGGGTCGAGGTGACGGTCGACCAAGCGCATGACAAGTGCGCGGGGCAGGCCAACGTCAAAATGTCGGAGCTTCCCGGCATCCCGCTTCCGATGCGGGTCGGCGACTTCGCGCAGGTCATCATCGACGGCCGCCCGGTCATCACCGGCTATGTGCACGAGGTCGATGGCGAACTCGACGACAACAACCATTACATCAACGCGACGATCCGCGATCAGACGCAGGATCTGATCGATTCCACGGTCGGGCCGAAACTGAAACTGAAACCGCCGATCACGCTGCAGCAGATGGCGCAGCAAACGATCGGCGCGATGGGCCTGAATATCCCGGTCATCGACAACATCGGACCGCCGCCCTACGAGCACGGCGAACAAATCTCGGCATCGATCGACGAACGCGGGTTCAAGTTTCTCGACGACTGGGCACAAAAGCGGCAGGTGCTTTTCAACACCGACGGCAAGGGCTCGCTTGTCATCGATCGCAACCGGAAGCTTCGCGCGCCGGCGATGTTGATGTCGACGTTCGAAGACAATCCAGCGAACAACGTGTTGAAGTCGAAGTATCGCAACTCCGATCTCAACCGCCACAACACGACGGCCGTCAACGGCCAAAAGTCGACGAACGACAAGGATTGGTGGCAATCGAAGCAGAAGGGCGAGAAAACTGCGCAAGCCAATCCGTTGCAAAAGAACTGGGGGGTGGCTGTTGATTCCTCTGTCCGTTCCCAGCGGAAGATGCACGCGCGCGGCGCCAAAGGGCTTTCCGGGACGTCGCCATCGAAAGCGGCGAAGTGGCGGTCGAGCGAAGCCAAAGCGCGCGGCTTCCAGTACACCGCGACTGTTCAAGGATTTTATGGATCTCCTGGCTGGCTTTGGTGGCACGGGTTTCTTGTCCCTGTGCTCGACGCTCATTGGGAGATCGAGGCGGAACTCCTGATCTCGTCCGTCAAATTTCACAAAACGTGGGGCGGCGGCGAGACGACGGAGATCTCCTGCACCTATCCCGACGCCTACACGACCGACGAAGAAGGCGCGTCGGCCGCTATGGGGCGGACGTCGAAATTCGGCATGGGCGGATCAAGCGTCGGATCGTTCCCGGGCGGCGACGGCAACATCTGAACTGGGGAAGATCATGAGCGATCGCAACATTCGTTGGGGCGAACTCAAGAAATCGTCTGACGACAAGGGCCCGTACAAGCTTCACACGATCGAATGCGACGGCAAGGAGATGGATTGCCAGGCAATCGAGGGATTTGGCGTTCAGGCGAACGCGATCCCCGGCAGCCAATGCCTTGTATTTGTCCCCGATGGCGACGAAGGCAAGGCCGTTTGCATCATCATGCCGCCGCCATCGAAGCGCGTCGACCAGCAGAAAGAGGGCGAGGTCACGTTGAAAAACCATTCGACCGACAACGCGATCCAGCATGCCGCGAATGGCGATACCGTCCACACATCGAAGAACGACATAAAGCTGAATTCTGGCGGCGAAATCCACCTCAACTAATGCCGCTGATCGTCCGGCTCGGAGATACGAGCACACATGGTGGCGCCGTCGTCACGTCCGCTTCCAAAACCTATTGCGAAGGCAAGCTGATCGCGCGCGAGGGCGACATCCTCGATTGCCCGATTCACGGTCCCAACCCGATCGTCGAGCATTCGAGCAAGCATTTTGCCGAGGGCAAGAAAATTGCCCGGCATGGTGATCATACGGCGTGCGGCGCGGCGCTCATTTCAGGTGCGACGAAAACCTTTTCCGACGTGTGAGCGATCATGCAGAACTTCACCGATCTCGCCTTCGCCGCTGATGATGAGGGCATCTACGATCTTGTCATTGACGCCAATGCGCGAGATTTCAAACTGACGGCCGGGCTCGAGAGTGCGTCGTTCGTGTCGCTCTTTTCCGATCGGCGCGCGCGCGCCGATGAAGTCGCCGATCCAATGAAACGCCGCGGCTGGATTGGCAATCTGTTGAGCGATGTCCCGAACGACAACTTCGGTTCCGGTCTTTGGCTCTACGAGCAGCGGCGCCTGACCGACGATGTTATCGCGGGCGTCCGATCAGAGGCCGAGCAATCGCACGCCTGGATGGTCGACGAGGGCCTCGCGAAATACGTCATCGCCTCGATCACGTCGAACGCATGGGCGCGGTCGGTGGAGATCGTCATCACCATCGCCGAGCCGGAAGGCAACATCACCAAACACGCGTTCCCTCTCATTCAAGCGACGAAAACCGGTCTGCTCGCGACGAGCTAAGGACGCACCTTCATGCCTTTGATTATCTCGTCCCGAAAAGCGGTGACGGACTCGCTGCGCAATACCGTGCGCAGCGAATTGCCGGAACTCGATCCGTCGACGGAACGCCGATCATTCGTCGGCGGCTTGGTCAAGGCGGTCGGATCGCTGATGGCCGATTGGTACATCGCGCTGAAGCGCTACGCCGATAAGGAGCCGTTTCCGCAATCGGCAACGGGCGAATTTCTAACGCGCGGATGGTGGCGCGATCTCACGCATATCGCGCCCAATCCGGCCGCCGCTGCACACGGCTACGTCGCGGTCACCGGCGACGCCGGAACGACCATCAACGCCGGGACGGAATTTCAAGGCGCGAACTCGACTGTCTATAAGGCGCTCTTTTCCGCGACCATTGTCACGCAGGGGCAGTTCCTTACCTCGCTGTCTTACGATGTCGTAACGGGTCGCGCGATTGCACAAACGCCGAACCCTCATTTTTTGGCAACCGGTATGACGGTCGCGATCGCCGGCGCCACGCAATCGGACTACAACGGCGATGTCGAGATTACGGTCACGGATGACGATGAATTCACATACGAGCCAGCGACGATTCCCGGTGTAACACCGGCGACAGGCCAGATCGAACTTGTCGCGACGTATGCGAGCCTCGAGGTCGAAGCGACAACGGCCGGGCAGAACACGAACACCTCGAACGGCACCACAATCTCAATCACGGCGGCGCCCAACGGAGCCGATTCCAGCGCCATCGTGACGTTCGGCGGCTTGTCCGGCGGTACCGACGATGAACTCCCCGACGAGTATCGTGCGCGGATCCTTCAGGCGCTCGGCACCGATTTCGGCATGTTCTCGCAATCCGAAATCGAGATCGTGGCCAAGCAGGTTCCCGGTGTGACGCGCGTTTTTGTGCGCACGGCGCAAGTCGATCCGCAACCCGGCTTTCCGCTGGAAGGGCAGGTCAAGATTGCGTTTCTGCGCGATAACGACGCCGATTTCCTTCCATCCGCGCAGGAGGTGCTCGATGTCAAAAACCGCATCCTGGCGCTCGAGCTTCCTGCAAATACGGCGGAGGAAGACGTCATCGTCATGTCGCCGCCGGCTTACTTTGTGAATTTCGCGTTTGCCGCGATCACGCCCGACACGCCCGGCATGCGCCGCGCGATCATCGCCGCGCTCGGCCAGTATTTCAAGGAAGAGGCCGAGTGGGGCGGTACGATCACGGAACTCGACTACGAATGCGTGATCAAGTCGGCATTCGACCTCGAATCCCGGCAGCGACTGAAGAGCTTCGCTCTCTCGAGTCCGAGCAGCGACATCATCGCCGGCACGACGCCCAGCTACGATTACGACGACTACCCCGTTATTGGCACCGTTACGTTCGGCTGAGGAGTGTTGAGCGCAGATGCTTGGCTTCTCAGCAATTTCATCGACAGCGATTTCTGGTATCGGCCGTCCCGCGAGGAAAGTTGCGTCACTCGCAACGCTCGCCGGCGTTACCCTCATTACGTCGGGAACACGCATAGGGTCGGCAACCGCGTCCCAAACCGTCGGCGGCATCACGCAGTTTACCGGCACAGGGTATCTGTTCAACGCGCCGGCGCAGCAGTTGCAGCCGCTGAAGCAATCGGCCGCCGTTCAAGTTTACACGGCAGCACGAAGTCCTGGCACGCTTCAAGGCATCAAGCAGGCGGCCGTCCTGCAGCGGGCATCTCTCGTTTCGCAGCATGCAACGCTCGGCGGTGTTTCGCAGGCGACCGAGGGCAGCGTATTCTGGAATTTGCCCAACTGCGGCTGGATCAATCTTCTTGGCGATTCCCTTGATGCGTTCTTGCGGCATCTGCCGAGCGGCTGGGCCTGGATCGCTTGGCGCTGGCCGGGAAAGAAAGCCTTCAAGTTGGCATCCGCGATCGCGAGCGTGTTCGACGACGCGATGGCGTCGCTCTGCAATCTCTCTCGCGAACTTGATCCGCGCACCACTGAAGCCATGCTTCCCGAATGGGAAGCCGCGCTATCGCTTCCGGACGCCTGTTTGCCCGTCGCCGTCACGATCGAGGAGCGGCGTCGGAATATCTGGTTCCGGCTGACGAAAAAGCGCTGGCGTTCGGCGGATGATTTCAAACGTCTTGCGGCGATGTTCGGCCTCAAGATCGACGTCACGCCCGGCTGGTACGTGCAGAAGCCCGCCCTCTATCAGGCCTGCTATCCAAAGCGGTACGACCTGTATCCGCGGCTCGGCCGCTTCCGCGTGTACATCGATATCACCAACGTCAAGTTCCCGGGCTACAACTACGGCGACCCCGACCGCGGTCCTGGCTACCCCATTCCGTACGGCTATTCCAACGACAACATCAACGCGTTCATGTGCCTGATCAACAAGGTCAAGCCGGCGAACGTCGTTGTCCTCTGGAACCAGTTCCCGACCGGCCTGCCCTGCGTCCTGCCGCCGGAAAGCGTCCCGTCACTCGACTTCTCGAAGGTCGACGATTCCCAATACATCCCGATCGCGGCGTGAGGAGATCCCGCAGCAATGTCTATCGATGTCAAAAACGCGCAAGGTTCGACGGTCACAATCAAAACCATCGACGACCTGCTGGTCGCGATGGGCGAAATTCAAAACGTTCCGACGCTGAACACGCAGCTCGGGCGCCTGAAGGCGATCCAGGATCTACTGATCGCAGGCAACACAGTGCTCGGCGCGTTGCTGACGGGGCCCCTCTACGTTATCGGGCAGGCTGGCGAAAATCATCTCGGCGAAGTCGGAGGTCGCGTCGTCGTCGCGTCTTCGACGCGGTCCCGTCCGAACGACGCAACGGCCTATGCCGTCGGTGACTTGATCGCGAACGACACAGTGGCGGCGAACGTGTCGCCGTTTTCGTTCGCGGCACCGCGCATCGCAGACGGAAACGGAAAGATTATCCGCATCCGTGTGAAGACGACAGATACGGCATTTGCCGGCAAGATCGTGCGTCTGCACCTCTACAAAAATCTGCCGACGGTCAGCAACGGCGACAACGGCGCGTGGTTGTCGACCGAGTCCGATTATCTCGGCTACGCGGAGGTGACGCTCGATCGTCATTTTTCCGATGCTGAGAAGGGAATAGCGGCACCGTCGACCGGTTCGGCGATCCTCTTCCAGGCGACCGGCACCGCGATCTACGGGCTTCTCGAGTGCCGGTCAGCGGTGACGCCCACGGCCGTGTCGGCTTTCGTTTGTGCGCTCGAAATTGAGCAGAACTAAACCTTACTCTCAAGGGGCATTTCATGACGATCCAGATGTCGACCGCGCTTCGCAACGCGCGTCTTGATGCTATCGAAACACTCGTTGGCACCTCCGCCAAGATCAAGATGTTCACGGGCGCGCCGCCGGCGAACTGTGCGGCGGCCGATACCGGCACGTTGCTCGCGCAATGGAATTTGGGATCGGATTGGGCGGCCAATGCGTCAGGCGGAACGAAGTCGCTGTCCGCGACGCCGCTGTCAACAACGGCGTCGGCAGGCGGTGATGTCGGCTACTACCGCATTTATGCGTCCGACGGCGCGACTTGCCACATGCAGGGCACGGTAACGGCGACTGGCGGCGGTGGCGATGCGACGGTCGACAACGTGACCTTCAGCGCCGGCCAGACGGTCAACATTACCTCGTGGGGCATTGTCGAAGCCAACGCCTAAATTCGGCTGTTCGAGGGATTTCTGCGATGGCAGTTTCATTTGCGGACCGCGTCCTCGAGACGTGGTCGGGCACTGGCACGGGTACGATCTCGCTCGGCGGAGCGCAGATCGGATTCCGCGCATTCAGCGCGGCGTTTGCGACCGGCAATACCTGCTACTACGGGATCGAAAATCCCGGCACGTCGGAGTGGGAAGTAGGCCTTGGGCAACTTGCGGCTGGCACACCCTGGACGCTCGTCCGCTCAACGGTCCTGGCATCGTCGAATGCGAACGCGCTCGTCAGTTTTTCGGCTGGCATCAAGAGCGTCTTCTGCGACGCGCCGGCGGCATTAATCAATCTCATTCAGTCGTCAGTCCAAACGTCACGGCAGGTGGCGTCTGGCACCGGCCTGCTCGGCGGCGGAGATCTTCAGGCAGATCGCACGCTCAGCGTCGATTTTGCAGACGTCGCAGCCTATCGGGCCAAGAGTGCGAACAAGTCTGTGTCCCCGGCCGTCGCCTTGAGCGCGATGGGGCTCGTATCTCTCGTCGACGGCGCGACGGTCACGCCTGATTTTTCGGCCGGAATTGATTTCTATCTTGCTATTGGCGGCGCCCGCACGCTGGCGAATCCAACCAATCTCGTCGCCGGTCAGAAGGGGACATTCCTGATTGTACAGGATGGCACCGGTTCGCGGACGTTGGCGTTCGGGTCGTACTACAAATGGGTCGGGGGTGTGGTTGGAGTGCTATCTACGGCGCCCGGCGCATACGATTTCATCGACTACCACGTGGTGTCGACGACCTATGTCCGCACCTCGCTTTCGAAAGCGTGGAGCTAACGATGAGCTTGCCGGGCATGTTCAATCCGATGCTCATGGGCATCGCGCCGCCGCCTGCCATTCCGACATTCCAAGATGTGCAGATTTCCAACTCGGACCTGACAACCTACAGCTTCACGACGACGCTGCCGACGCCCGCATTCGCCGGACGATGGCTGATCGTCGCCGTCATGGGATACAGCACGAGCAGCGGCCGGACCGTCTCCTCGGTCACTGTCTTTGGCAATGCGGCGACACTCATTCCCGGATGTCGGTCGCAAAACACGGCCACGTCCGGCGTCGTCGAGTTCTGGGCTCTGAAGCTTGATAGCGGCGTGTCTGGTACGATCTCCGTGGTATTTTCCGCTGCCATGCATGGCGGCGCGGTGCAGATTTTCAGCGTCGCGGATTTGCAGTCGATCACGCCGACGAGCACGCCGGTCCTATCGACCGCTGCGCCCGCGACCGCAACGATGAATATCCCGGCAGGAGGTTTTGGGCTCGGCTTTGCGTACTGCGGAGGTGTGACGTCGCCGTCAGTGACGTGGACAGGACTGACGCTGGCTCGCACGCAATCTCAAAACATATCGTCCGTTGGATCAACGACCAGCGCGATGCTGACCTCAGAAATCAGCATCCCGTCTCTCGCCGCGAGCTGTACGTGGTCGAACACATCAAGCGCGGGTCGTTGCGCGCTATTTGCGACGTTCCGATAAGAGGATCGCGATGACCATAAAATATATTCTGCCCGACGGTCAGACGCTTTCGGCCGGAGTGGCATTCCAGCTTGAAGTGGAACTGGCGCCGGGAACGAGCGACACGCTGAGTTTTCCGCCGAACTGGCTCGAACTTGCCACACCGAGCGATCTCATCCGCCTGGGAATCACGACGACGCACGTTGACGCGCCGCCTTCGCCCGTGGCGCCGCCAACGGTCTATGATGTCGTTGAGGAACGAACGCGGCGCCTCGCGCTCGGGTTCGACTATGATTTCAACGACGAGCGCGGTGTCCATCATATCGGCACGACATTTGAGGACATGCTTGGCTGGGATGAGGTCTCCAAGAGCGCTCAAGCCGAAATAAATCTCGGCAATCCCTATGGTATCTTCACTGTCATCGTCACAAATACCGGCGCTGCTCAAATCACCGCGATGGAGTGGCAGCACATATTGCGCTCCGCGAAGGATGCCCGCCAGCCAATCTGGGCCGCGAGTTTTGCCCTGCAGGCGATGAACCCGATTCCCTCGGACTACGCGTCCGACGCCTACTGGTAAGCGACCTCCGAACGTCAATTTTTCCGCGCCCCCCTGAGATGCGAGGGAACGAGACCTCATGCGCACTTTCGTCACCAAGGTCGACGGCACAGCGCCGGCGCCTTCCGGCATTCTGTCTGCACTTGAAGACAACACGCGGTTTGCCGAACTCAAAAATGCCGTTGTCACGGCGGGAATTACGCCCGATCCGATCAATCCACCGGAGGGCTATGTCGAAGATCGCCAGATGCTGGCGCAGGCCTTCGCACGCTATTCCTCGTCGGCCGTATTCTGTCTCGATTCCGGAGGCACGAACGCTTACGTCCTGAAAGCGCTCGGCGCTGTTCAACCGCCGAAAATGTACTTCACTGGCTTGCGCGTCGTTTTCTACCCCGTCACGTCCGGGACGGGCGCCTCGACGATCAACGCGTTCTCGCTGGGTTCGAAGAAATTGTTTCGCCCGGATGGTAGCGCGGTTCGTAACGGCGACATTGCCGCCAATCGTCTCGTCGATGCATTCTTCGACGAGACACTCGATGGAGGCGCGGGTGCGTTTCGGCTTGTCCCGTGGGCAATACCTGCGGCCGTCCTGGCGCCGAGCATCGTTCCATCGTCCGGCGAAGGCATCTCCGTCGACAACCTCTATCAGATCTCTCTCAACTTTCCGAGCTTGGCGCACGGCCTGCCCGTCTCGGCGGACGTATTCCCATTTTATTCGAATGCGGGCCTGCACCATCGCATCATCTCGCTCTCAGCGCTGATTGCGCTCGTGCAAGCGACGGTGCCGTCGATCTCGTACTCACAGGTCGCGCCGACGATGCAGATCGAAGAACGCCGGCCTAACCTAACGAAACGCAAGGCCGTCCATAACGCGTGGGCCGCGCGGCCGCTCTCGGATGTCATCATCAACCAAATCGCCAATTCCGCGTTCTCCGGAAATCAGGTCTCTCTCCCGCCCGGAACATACCGGTCTGATTGGGTCAGCGTCATTGCCAAGTGCGGCAATCATCGCTCGCGGCTCTTCGACGTCACGGCGCAGAAGATGATCGGCTCGGGCTCGGCGTCGGATAGCTTCTCGGGGAAGAAGGATTCACCGTCAACACCTTCGCTCGGCACGACGTGGTTTCAGATTCCGGCCGGGCCGCCCCACGTCATTCAGTTGCAATATTGGGCCAATGATCAAGGTGTCGATGATCCTTACCTCGGCGATGCCGAGGTCAACGATATCGGATCGGGCAACTACTACGTCGACGGCTGGCTATCGATTGTGAAGGAAAGCTGACGATGCGCGATTACGTGCCGAAGATCGACAACAGCCGACCTGCGCCGTCGGGATTTCTATATGCCGAAGAGGACAACGTCCGTTTTGGCGAATTGACCGCAGCCGTCTCAACGGCCGGAATCGCGCTCGACGATCCCGATGCGGACGACACCGATTTGAAAATGCTGGCGCAGGCGATGGCGCGGTATGTGTCGGCGGCGGTGTACTGCATCGACACGGGACAGTCGGCAAACTCCTACATCTTGCGCAACGCGGGGCAGATTCAGTCGCCGAAGGCGTATTTCACGGGACTTCGCGTCCTCTTCTATCCCGTGCATGCCTCAAACGGTCCGTCTGTCATCGACGCACACGGGCTCGGCGCGAAATCTCTTTATCGACCTGACGGAAGCGCGATCAAGACCGGCGACATCTTCGCCAACCGGTTGGTTGATGCATTTTATGACGAAGAGTTGGACGGCGGGGTGGGCGGATTCCGCCTCACGCCGTGGGCCGTTCCGCCTTCAATCCTTTCGCCCACCGCGGTCCCGGTTTCAGGTGAAGGCATAGTCGTCGACGGAACCTATCACGTCGCGTTGAACGTTCCCGGATTGGTCACGGCAATTCCGGCGCTTACGGATATCTTCTCGTTCTATTCGCAGACAAAGGGCCATCATTACGAACTGACGCTGGCCGAATTGATCGCAATCATTCAAGCGGGCCTGACGAGCGTTTCGCTGATCACGGTTGCGCCAATCCTGAAAATCGAGGAGCGCCGGCCCAACGGCACCAGGCGCGCCGCCGCAACCCGGACGTGGCTGAGGCGGCCACTTTCGAACGTCGTCGTCAATCAGGTACCAGGCGCGGCACTCGTCGGCAACCAGATCAGCCTGCCGTCCGGGACTTATCGCGCGGAATGGGCCGCCGTTTGCTCGCAAAGCGGCAATCATCGGTCGCGGCTCGTCGACATGACGCGTCAGGTGGTGCTCGGTAACGGGTCGGCGTCAGACAGCTATGTGTCCGACACGAACTCGCCATCGACACCGTCCCTTGGGAATACGTGGTTTCAGATTCCGGCCGGATCCTCGAGCACCATCGAGGTTCAGAGCTGGTTGTTTGAGGGCGGCGCGACATCGTTCGGAGACTGGCGTCTTTCCGACATCAGCGTCAATGACCCCGGCGCGTATCATGTCGACGGCTGGATCAGCATCATCAAAGAGGCTTAATTCGCGATGCGCAGGTACATCACGAAAGTCGACGGTGCCGGTGTCGGAACCGCGGAAGGTACGCTGAAAGCCGTTGAGGACGATTGGCGCTTTGCGGAGATGGTCAATGCAGTGATAACTGCAGGCATCACGCCGGATGCGTACAACGCACCAACAGATTCCGATGTGCGTATGCTGGCGCAGGCAATGGCGCGCTATGCGTCGGCGGCCGTGTACTGTCAGGATGCCGGCAACGCGAACGTCTATATTCTGAAGCTCACCAACGCTTTTCAGGCTCCGAAGTCCTACTTCACGGGGCTCTGCGTTTTCTTCTATCCGGCGCATTCGTCGACGGACGCTTCGATCGTCAACGCGTTCGGGCTTGGCAGCAAGAAGATCCTGCGGCCCGATGGCAGTTTGATAGGCGCGGGAGACATCACGGCAGAGCGGTTGGTTTTTGCCGTCTACGATGAAGCGCTGGACGGAGGCAGCGGCGCGTTTCGTCTCGCGCCTTGGGCTATTCCCTATGCGGCGCAAACGCCGTCGGCTGTGCCGCTGGATGGCGAAGGCGTCGACATCGACGACGTTTATCGCGCCAATCTCGCCTACAACTTGCTCTCCGCTGCGACGCCAGCGGGCAGTGATCTTTTTCCGTTTTTTAGCGTGCAATCAAATGCGCATCGCAACGTAACGGAAGCGCAGCTCTTGGCGACGATCGTTGCTGCGCTGTCGAGCGGCAACCTTTCGCTTCCGAAGATCGGCGCGGCGTTCAAGGTTGAAGAGCGGCGTCCCAACCTCGTCAAGCGGCCAGTGACGACATTCAATGCTTGGTTCCGCCGGCCGCTATCCGACATCGTGATCAATCAGGTCACGGGCGCGAGCCTGAACGGCTCAAATCAAATTATTTTGCCGAAAGGCACGTACCGGGGCTCATTTCTTGGAGCGATCGCAAAAACCAAGAACACGCGGGCGCGGCTCTACAATGTCTCGGCGGGCGCGCCGCTTGGATTGGGCACGACGGTCGACGCGTACGCATCGGACGCGTCCTCGGCACCATCCGTCGGGTCGGTGTGGTTTTCGCTGAGTGTGCCATCCGTCGTCGAACTGCAAGCCTACGTCGTATCGGGTCAGGCTTCCGCGTTTGGCGACACGGAGGTCAACGATATCGGATCGGGCAACTACTACGTCGACGGCTCGGTGTCGCTCGTGAAGGAGGGCTGACGCCCTTCTGCAGTTCGTGAGATCGCGGCCGCCTGTTCGGGCGGCCGTTTCATTTTTGGGGGACACGATGTTTGCCAATTGGGAGCTTTTCTTTCAGCGCGTGCTGAAAGACGAGAGGACGACGTTTGAGGATGATCCGGACGATAACGGCGGTCCGACCAAATGCGGCATCACGATTGCCGACGTGGCGCGCTGGTACGGACTGAAGCTCAAGACAGACAAGAAGACGGGCCGTGCGATCCGCGGCGCGGGCGATTGGGATAAGGCCCTGCCGCTCGTTAAAGCGCTCGATCCGAGCAAGGCGGCCGCGATCTACAAAAAGTTCTATTGGGACGCGTGCCGCGCCGACGATCTCCCGTCCGGCATCGATTACACGGTCGTCGACTTTTCGGTGAACTCAGGCATCGGTCGCGCCATCGGAAGCACGCTGTGTCCGCTAATTGGTGCGAAGCCCGCGACCAACACCGTCACCGACGACATGATCGCCAAGATCAAATCGTATGGCCGCTTGTCCGATCTGATCAATAACTACCAGGATGCCCGCAAGGCCTATCTGATCGCGATCAGCGACGTTTCCAGCAAGAAATACGCGAAAAACGCTAAGTATCGCAATGGCTGGCTGGCGCGCGTCGAACGCGTGAGAGATACGGCGCTGAAGCTCGCAGCCGAAGCGCCGGCTGACGCGCCGATCGTGGTGTCGCAGCGCGCGCCGAAGGCCATGACGGCACCGCCGCCGCCCACTCCGTCGAAAACCCAGGTGGCGGCCAAATCCAAGTCGACGTGGGTCGGGCTCAGCGGCCTCGGAATTACGATCGCCAGTCATTTCCATACCGTGACGCAGGCTGTCGGTGATTTCGTTTCGGCGGCCTTCAATGCGCTGCCCGATATCGTGTCGTCGAGTCAGGAGAACGTGCAGGCCTTCACAGATCTCGGTCGCACGGTCGGGGCCGCCGACACGATTGCGAGCGCAGCAACCGTCATCGGCATCACGTGCGTTCTCGTCCAGATCTACCGGCATATCGAGTTCAAGCATGCGGTCATCGTCGAACAACAGGAAGAGGAAGAGGGAGTTATCGCATGAAAACGGTTCTAGCTTTTCTCAAGGCGATTTTCTGGGCGCCGCTCGTCTGGACCGCAAGCCGCGCTAAAGCGCTGGTGCAGAAGGTCTGGCCGTCGAACGCGACGGCCGGAACAAACGCCAAACCGTTCTGGCAAAAACTGAAGGATCTCGGATCGGCGATCCGTGACGTCTGGACGGACATCGAGGGCTGGACGTGGATCAAGCGTCTTGCGGCTGTCATCGTGCTCGGCGCGGGATTGACGGGCGCGTTCATTGTCGGTCACCGGATCGGCCATCGCAAGGTTCCGGGATTGCAGCGTCAGGCGGTGGCTCAAGCCAAGACGATTACGGGTCAGATCAAGACGATCGGCGCGTTGCAGAGCGATCTTGCTGCGGCGAAAGCTGATCTGTCACGGGCGCTCGAGCGGAAGGCGGCGGATGCTCCGCCCGTGAAGGCGCGCGTGAAGAACGGCAAATCTGCAAAGGTGTCCGTACAGACAAAGAAGCCATCGGCGGGTTCCGGGTTTTCGATGTCCGGCTTCTTCAACTGAGGTTGTCGCCAACTGGGGGACGGCACATGTTCGACTATCTGAAACTGGGCGCCGGGGCTCTGCTCGGCGCTCTTGTCGTTTTCGGCATTCAGGAATTCCGGATGGCGAGCGTCGTTTCGGACGCCGTATCGACCGAGGCGGACAAGCAGGTGAAGATCTGCAATGGCCGCGTGGCTCAGACGGCGAACGATATCAACGCGGCGTCCGACGAGCTGCTGGATAAGGCGCTCGAGGCGGCGCGCGCGATCGGGCGAACGCCGGTCGATCAGGCTGAACTGCAGGATGTCTGCAATTCCGAGACGAGCTGTCGGGACCGGAAGGTGAAGCCATGAAAAAGCGTGGGCTATTGGTTGCTGCTCTGGTTCCGTTTCTGATGGGCAACGAGGGGGGGTGTGGAACGTCGACACAGCCGACCGTGGTGCGCGTCGTGACGGACAACTACTGCCGCCTGACGGAGAGGCAAAGCTGGTCGGTTCATGACACGACCGAGACGATCGAGGGCGTCCGGCGCTCGGAAGCGAAGCGTTTGTGCACGTGCGTCAGGCCGAAGCCGGCTGAATGCTCGCGAAAGGACGCAACCAAATGATCGAACTTGTCGTCGCCGTCTGCTCAATCTTGCATGGCGCTTCCTGCAAGGAGGTGTCCTTGGTCTTTGCCGATGTTTCGCTGTTGCAGTGTCAGATCGGTGCCGGTGCTCAGATTGAAGTCGCAAAATGGAAATCCGAGCATCCTGAGTGGTCGGTTCACACCTATCGCTGCCAGCCCGCTGGCACGTTTGCGAAACTCTGACAGGCGGGGCGATCATGACGAGGAATGCAGCCAATGGGATGGCCGAACGCGCCGAGCGCACCACCGCACGAACACTGGACCTATCTGCTTGGCGAGACGGCCGCCAATTCACGAACCATTATGGCGGACATGCAGGACGTGAAGGCGTCTTTGAAAGAGGGCGAGCGGCGGATGGATTTCCTGACCGAGGAGAACATTCGCCGGAACGCGGACATTCAGGCGCTGTCGGCGCGTCTCGATCGCCATCATGGCCCCCCGAGGGAACACCTGTCGTGGCTCGCGGCGTTCCCGGCGCTGGCGGAAAAGGCGGAGATGATCGGCGGGTTCATCAAGGTTCTCGGAACGGTCAAGGAAACGGTGGTGTGGGCGCTATCGGGAACGGCCATTTATCAGATGTTGGCGAGTCCGGTTTGGATCAAGGATTTCATCCACGCTATTCTCGTCAAGATCGGTGTGTCGTCGTAGTGCGGCGCTGGATTTGGAGTTTGATCGGCGTCGGCTTGGTTGTCGGCGCGTTGAATGTTTTGAACGCGGAAACGATACGTCCGCTGCCGCGGCTTCCACATTTTGCGATCACGGCGGCGCCAGGCTGACGCGGTTCATTCGGATCGGCCGCCCTGAAGTCCCCAGCTTCTACCCCGTGCGGCCGTCGCCCTCCCTGCCATTAAAGCGCTCCGCCTGTAGCGCCGGCAGGGAGGGCGCTATTTTTTTTGTCTTGGCCGCGCCAGTTTTATTGTTGCCCCGTCTTCGTCGCCATCGTCGACGACCATCCAATGCCGGCCGCCCATGTGTTGGATCGTCGTAGGCTTCGGTTCATCCCAGATGCACGTTATTTTATCATCCGCGAGCCGACGACCTTGGCGCACCCAGATGCGATGCGCTCGCCAAAACGGTGATCGCGCGCTTGGCCAAGGATTTGCGCAGAGTTCGCCTAGCTTAGTGACGAGGGATGGACCGAAGCGATCGGAATCCTCGAACCGGTATGGGGTATCGTCGGCGATAATGACAAAGGGACCGGCGCCCCACGCGTCGATGCAAATCCCGTTACCGATTGTGGCGATGTGGCCAAACTCGTTCATTCGTCACCCGTATTTGGCACAGTGGCGCGTTCCCGGCCGGCATCGAGGATTGCCTTCGAGATCCATCCCAATGCGATCGCCTCACGCCGTTGTTCGCCTGTCAGGCTCAAGTAGTGTTCGGCGCAGTCGTAGGTGCGGCAGACGGCGGGGTGATGGCCATGAATTGTGCAGCCGTCGGGCCCGAGATAGATGCAATCGCCGTTCGGCTGCATCGCGAGCGCGACATGGCCGTTGATGATCTGGGTGTGGTAGCTGGCGACGTCGTCACCGTGCTCGGGCAAGAGCGGGATGATGCTTTTCCGGCAGCAGAGCCGGCAGGTTCCGCAGGCAACGGTTGCGTTGCGGCTGGGGATGAAGGCCTCGAGGGTCATACGTTGTTCCCTGCTGCTGCTTTTGCGATCAGAGCGTCGATGCACGGGCACTCATGGCTGAGTTTTCCGCAGGCGTCGCAGGGCTTGCAGCGAAGGCGAAGAACGCGTGAAAGTTCCGGCCGGCGATAGTGCAACAGCCAGTCCGGCCAACGACTGAATTTGCCGCTTTCATCGATCGCCATCACCTTGCAGCGTGGCAGTTCCGACGTTTGGAACGTTGCGTCGAACTCAGCGAGCAGGTCGGCCATCTTCGACTGCCATGCGTCGGGCATTTCGTGCATGAGAATGCGGGGCAAGGTGCAGAACGATGCGTAGCTGAGGCCGAACCAACCCCAGAGTTTGTCGTAACCAGCCCCACGCGATTCATGCATCCGCTTTCTCCGTATGCTTTGCTTGACCGCAGTCCAATTCTTTGAGCGATTGAGCATGCTGCTCGGCGCTCCATGGCCAAATCCGAGGGACGGCCCACACATTGGGCTCGTTTTCATCATCATGGCCACGCCGGCAAATCTGCTCGTTTATCTTGCCCGCCATTTCTCTGGCGTGCGTAAGCGACTTGGCTGCATGCCAATCATCAGGCCCAACGACCTCAATGCACCACAGTGTTTTTGAATCCTCAGACATCAGCTTTCTCCTTTGCTTCTTCCTCGACCATGACGTCGGCAACTACAAATCATGGAGATAGATCCCAATAACGTCTGCCAACTCGCGTTTAATCTCGGCTTTGACTTCTTTTTTCCAACGCTTCTCGGTGTTCTTCACATGCTCAGCGATCGGCAACTTCGGTTCTTGGCCGGAACGTATCGCGAGCAGCCGATTGAGTTCGGCAAAAAGCGCATCGATGCGTTCGTTGTGAACGTCGCAAGTCTCTTCCCATGCGTCTGCCCCCCCACGGAACAAGCGCTTCTCTGCGACCGTCACCGCCTGATACAGCGATAGAATATGGTCAAGTTCGTCCCTCACGGCGTCCCCACTTGCTCCTTACGCAGGTTCTGGCCGCAGCACGGGCACACGTCTTTCAAGCGGACTGAGTTCCATTCACCGGAGCGCTTTTCGAGAAAGCCTTTGTCGACGAGCGTGCTCAGCATCTTGTGCATCGATCCGACAGATTTGGTCATCGTCAGATCGCAAAGCTCTGCAAGTGTCGGTGCGTGGCCATGATTCCTGACGTAGGCGCGAAGTATGCGGAGCACGCTCGATTGTTTTTCGGTCAGAGCTTTAAGCTCATCGATGCGGTCGCGGACGGTCCGTGAATGCAGGTGGTAGTGCACAACTGATGGCGACGAGATTTCCAACGCTTGCTGGATGTCCCTGATCGTAGCGTCGGGGTTAGCTTTTGCGTAGCGTCGAACGCGATCCCGCGTCTTCATCCCGCTTTCTCCGTATGCTTTGCTTCTTCCTTGATCCGGCGTCTCAAATACGCATCAGCGGGTTTCCACCGCTCTGCAATCGCTGATGCCGTCTCCGCGTCCTTCGCCTCGAACTTGACACAGGTCGCGTCGCCAGATGATGGACCACGGCTAATTCCCTGAACATTGTGCTCCCTCGGGCAGTCTCGCGACTTCATCCAGAAGAAGCATTCGCCACAGCGCGGGAGAGCGGACGCAAGAGCATCGGAAATCGCCCACCTGATTTCGTCAGACATCGGCTTTCTCCTTTGCCTCTTCCTGGGCAATCAGGGCACCCACGATGGCGTAGAGAAATGTCAGACAGTCGTTGGCGGGCGCGAACACTATCGACGGTCCTGCACCGTTGTCTGGGTGCCATATACGAAGGGACCCACAACGATCGCGTTCCCATTTGCACCCCGGCAGCACCGCTTCGAGCAGCGCCACACACGAGCCAAGGCCGTCTGGATCGAGAGTGTAGCGTGGCGGCTCGGATCGCTGGTAGAACTGCGTCTGGTCCGGCGTGCGGTAGTAGGGCTTCTGGTCGCCCTTCATTTTCACAAACGTCCAGCCGAGCAGCGTCTGGGCTATTGCACCATCAAGCGCTCTGTCAGCCCCCTTAGCCTCACGTATGCGCTTCTGTAGGGAGCGGAGGGATTCAAAGTCCATTGGTTTTGTCTCCCACGGCGCGCCAGCGCTCAACACGCACCCACGCAATCGCAAACGCGACGCCGATAACGGCGATTGCCCAGGCGTAATTGCCTGCCTGATCAAAATTGCAAACCTCGGTCACTCCCCACCCCCACGTTCAGATGCTTCAAGAGTGGTGCGGGCGTGTCGAACGCCGTCTTTCAGCATTTCAGCGACGCCCTTATCGGCTATCTGGTTTGTCGTCACGGCACCCCACGCGTTGCGCATTGTTTGCTGCGCATCCTTCAGCGCCTTTTCAAGCTCTGCTATACGGGCGGTGAGGCGGGCATTCTCAGCCTTGTAATCTGCAATCGCATCTTGAGGCCGCTCGGCTTCGTAGATCTCACGAGTTGATGCGTCGTCCATTATGTCTTGCTCTCCGAAAGAAGGGCGGTCAGGTTATTGAGAATCATCGAGCATGCGATGCGCTCATTCATTGAGCTTAGGGGCTGCCCCGTGGCGTACTCTGGGGAGAGAAACCCCTCGCGCATTGCGATAACAACAGCCGCGCATTCCTCTATCGCCTTACGCCTCGCCTCATCGGCGGCTTCGTTTGCGCGCTTAATATTAGTCTCAGCCACGCCAGTTGCGTAATGCGCACGTTCTTTCGCCTCATCGAGTTGAGCGCGAAGGGACGCGATCTCGGCGTCCTTGCCGGGCAGTCGGGCAATCTCGCCGCCTGATGTTGGATCGAATGCAATTTCAATCCCACACTTGCGCCAGCTCGCATAACCTGCCCGAACCGCATCCGCTGCGGCTTCTGCCCATGTGTTTCGGATCGGTGAGTTTCCCGCCCGACCGTCGACGCGAAATTGAAAGCATGTCTCGCTCACTTCACCGCTCCATTAGTAGAGGGGGCTCCGTCGCCGATGTCCTCGCAACTAATACCTTCGCCATTGCACTCGCAGCACGTAAACCCTTCGGCGTCTTCGCCAACGCCACTACAATCGATGCAGGTGTCCCAAACGCAGATCGTAGAGGGCTGAAACTTGCTGCGCGCCAGTTCGATAGCATCATCTACGGATGCCCCGTCCTCGGTTGTCGCGAACGCGTCTGGCGGTGTGCCTTCCGGTACTTCGCTCCAATCGGCAGCGTAGTAGACGTTGATGTGCCAGAAATTCCGGTCATCACGCTCTATTGAGCATAGGGGTCTATCGCTCATCCCCGCCCCTTTTCTGTAGAGGGGGCGCGCAATTCAGCGTTGGTCATTCGGCAGCCTCAAGGTCTTGCTCTGCGATGTGGCAAAGGAAGTCGCAGGCGGGCTGAATGGGATCGGCGGTGGGCCAATCGTCCGGTATCTCGTCAATGAAGATGCGTTCGCCGTTGATGCGCGTGAGACGAACGCCAAGTTCGCGCGAGAGTTTTGCCATGCGCCAAAATGCGGACGGAAACACCTTCCGAACGAGCGCCCAATAATCCGGAGATGTGGCCTTAACGCAGGGGATGCAATTATTATTGCCGAACCCAAGTCTGTACATAATCGGAAGCCTAATCCCGGCACCTTGAACCAATGCAAGGCACGCCGCTTTATCCAGCCCCCTCTCGATGAGCGGCGTCTTGATCGTCAACTCAAAATAGTTGTGTCGTAGCCGGTCGGCCCGCTTGCTGTCAGCGCCGTCCGCTGTGTACCCAAAGACATGCTCGTCGGTTAGCTGCTGCCATGCGAGGCGCGGCATAACCTTGAGTTCGACCGTGCAGGGCGCGCCGTCGTTGCCAGCGAGATAGCGGCGCTTCTCAAAAACATCCCACGTATCGACGTAGCGGTCTGATTTCAGGCGTTCGACCGGCTTCCCGAACCAGCGTTCGCAATCGGCAATAAACCGCTCGTTGTCGGGATGCTCCGAGCCCGTCTCGCAATAGGCGACAACGGCATCTGGATTGCTGGCGAGCGTCAGCTTCGTCGCTACGGCCGATGCCGCGCCCGCGCTAAACCAGCACACGGTCCTGCGATCTTTCATCCCCGCCCCTTTTCTGTAGAGGGCGCTTCATCAGCGTTGGCGATTTCAAGAAGAACGTCGGCGTGGCACGGCTCTCCGAGCTTGCACCAGCAGGCGAGGTTCTTGCCGCGAAGTTCGGCTCGGATCGTCTTGCGGTTCTTGTGTTCTGGACCAAAGCCGCCTTGGCAAACTAGATTGCCGATACCCCACGGCGCGTCCGGGTCCCAATCGACACTGTTGCGAAATGCCTGCACGCAATCTGCGGCGGTCCTGCATGTGCGCCAACCTTTTGGTTGCACTTCGCCGTTACCGTTGATGTCTCCGCCAGGAGCGTCGTCATCGCTCATGTTGGCGCCAATGCGCCAAGGGTTGCCCCACCTCGTCGAGCGATCGACTTTCACGGTGTTGGGCGGCATCTTCCAGCCCTTGGTGCGCTTCAATTGGATGCGTTGAGGTTTCGTCATCCCCGCACCTTTGCATCTGTAGAGGGGGCGCTTAGAGCAGCGCGGTTGTCGTCCATGAGCGAGGTGGCGCATCCGATCTCTATCTGTCGGATTACATCGTCGAGGACGCTGGCCAGCGTTGCTTGCTCTTGCCCGGCCATTCCGCCGATCTTCTTTGCCAAAGCGTGCGATACCAATGACAGCTTCTTGAGGGCGATTAGGTCGATGCCTTGCACCTCGATCTCGACCTTCACGGTGTCGACAAGCCCGAGTTTGCTCATGTCACAGCACCTCATCAGTGCTGAGCTTCCACGCTTCGCTTGCAGGCTGTTCGACGTCAATATTGTCCGCATCCCACGCGTCGCCAGCAATTCGAATGGGACGGCCTGGGTCCTTCCCCCATGAAGGATTCCAGTTGAGGCGGATACTGTTGGCGGTTCTGGTGTCGCCGCCTTGTTCAACAAACCGCGCTAACATTTCGCGCATCTGAGCAGCGCCGAGGGCAAAGAATTCTTCCATGCGATCTTCGGTAAAGCCGCGTCCGTCGTCTTGGTCGCCGTCGCCCCATGCTTCGTAGCTCATCTATTTGCCCTCTCCGGATTTATCGCTTGCAGGCTGAGAGGAAGTATCGGGTTTCAAGCTGACAGCGTCGCGCTCGGCGTCGTTCGAGAAATTCAACTCAGCATCACGGCGCGCAGCAAGTGCTTCATCAATTGCCTGGTTCAATGATTCCGCACACGTCGCTGGTTGGCGAAGATCGCAATGGAAACCGCCGTCGAATAACTTATCCTCCAACAGATGTGCATCGCGGCCAGCACTATCGGGGCCAATGGAAGCATGCGTCCATGGTCGGTTGATTGGCCCGATCGAAGCATCCGCCGAGACGTGGCAAGAGCCGACGCTCCACCACCAACCAGGAAGTTCTTTCTCCAGGCGTTGGATTGCATCTAGGAGCGCCATTAAGTTTTCTGAGCCTTCAGGCTGCCATCCCTCTGCCCCGTTGACGTTCTCGAACAGAGCAGGTGCACCGGCGTCAGCTTGATAGTCATCACTTGCAGGCTGAGCGGGCAACGGCGAGTTCTTCGGCTTCGACGCCTGCTTGGCGCGTATCGCGTCGATCTTTCCCCAGACGCGCTCAAGTTCGACATCGCCGAGGCTGTGCATGTCGAAGCCGTTGGCGAGGCAGAGCGCTGCGAGCGTTACCATCACGCCGCCGACTTCCTGCTTCGGCTCGCCAACTGGTCGGTCATAGACGTAATCGACGAGGGCGACCGCCTCCGCCTTCGAGCAGCCGAGGGATTGCACGAGTTCGAGAGCTTCTTCGAGGAAGCGGTGATTGCGCTCTACCGTATCGGCCGCAATTTCTGGGCCGAAGCATTCCTGCATCCAGGGCTTGACGTGATCTTGGAATGTCCACGGCTTGATGTCGCTTGCAGGCTGAGGCAAGCCTTCGAGCATGTGGCGCACCATTGCCGTCGCTTGCTCGGCGCTGAATAGGTTCGTTCCGGATGGCGAGCGCCGAAACTCGTAAGGCGTCCCTTTGCTAGCGACGGGGTCAAAGCTGATGCCGTCGTCCGGATTGAAATGCTCCGGAAGCTTCCACATCAGAAAGCGGTCAACCATGTGCTTGATCTGAGCTTCGGTCATTGCGGCTTCCTTCGGGGTTGCAGGCTGAGGCACGCCTTTAAGAGCGGCATGGGCTTTGTCGCGGAACAGACAAACGATAGCATCGAGCAGCACATCGAGCCCGCGCGGGTCGGCCAGGACTTCAGGTGCATCGGCCAGAGCTTGCGTGCAAATATCGGCGAGATCGTTGCGCAGATCGTCGTCTTCGATGGCCGCAGTAGCCTTCCGCAATCTCTCGGCATCATCTGATGTCTGCCGGTCGTTTACAGGGAGGGTGGAGAGAGCGGCATTAGATGTATCTCGCGCCATTACGCGAAACTGCCAGTGATCCGGTTCTTGCGATTGGCCGCAGTTTGCGATCTTAGAAAGCGCCTCTCTCATTGGCTCATAGGCGTTGCAGGCGGTGACGATGCGCGTCGTGAGCGCTTCTGAATTGTCGGCCCAATGATTGATCTGGGCGACGCAAAAACTACTGCCGGGTCCACGGTGCCTCATCTGGAGTTGCCAGCGCCCGTCGC